AATTTGCTTGGTAGAATACGTACTTGGTACTTACCAGCTTTAGGTTTAAAGAAAATTTTGGTGTAATCAATACGCTCGCGTTGTTGACCACCTTTGTTTTGTGAAGCAGCAAGCTTCTGTTTTGCGATGTTTAAATCCATAACTTATTTATTTTAGAATTAAATATACTAACCCTTATTTAGACCGCCAAACGATCTTAAGCAATAGTCAAACTATAAGTTCCAGTTCCTCTTAAACGATATGTTGTACCAGTAACAGCAGAGGTAGGAGTAAAGGTTAAAGCAGATGAACCAGGTTGTACTACAACCGAAGCAACATATGAGGATGATACAAAACCCATTGATGCAGACACAACCCATGTTCCTAAAGCATTAGTAGGGGCACCAGCATATGAACCAGTTGCATTTGGAATAGTTTCCAAAGTAAAATATGATGAATCGCCTGGATTAGTAAATGTAAATGTCTTTAACCCAGATAGATTCTCACCAATAGATCCAGTACCATAAAGTTGTGTTGCAGTGTATGTTGCCATTATTTATTAAGATCTATGATTTTATAAATAGCAGTGTCTAAACGGCGCAATTCAGGACCGTTGTTAAGTAATATACAATTTTTATAATCAGACCAATTAATAATAAACCTAGTATCTAACATACCATTGTTTAATTCTCTAATTAATGCATTGAGAGCATTAATTGTATATAATGTATTTGATTCCTTCTTGCGGTGAAGTAATATTGTATTAGGTAGAGGAGCATCAGCCGTATTGCCCATATCAATGTTGTATGTACATATTAATTCTTTGCTTTGAGGTGACTCAAGAATGAATATTTTATTATACAATATTGTATATCGGCGATTGATATCGGCAAGAACCGTATCTAATTCGTCTGGAGTAGTAAATGTGCAGAATAGCTTGTTCAAATCGAAAAATATATTGTCTGTCATAAATATTTATATTTTAGTTAAACCGTGATATGATGTTCCTTGTTTGATACTTACCGGATATTGTAATAATTTTATTAATTCCGGTAATATATTTCCATCTTCTTCAGCATAATCAAACAGAAATGCATCGTAGGTATATAATACTATTTTGGTTTTTTTGTCTTTTAAATAGTTTAATGCTAGTTCTAATAATTCAACATTAGTTGATGTTTCTTTACTTTGAACTATATAATTAAATAGTTTTTGAGGTGTTATTTTATCAAGTTGGTCACGTATAAATATTTTATTTTCAGTTTTAACGTGTCCACCATATTGGTAAGTATCCCACATACCATCAATATACATAGCCACTTCTTTAAAGAATGGTTTATTCTGATATTCAGACCAAACACCACCATATAATTGTTTAAAGGTTAATTCCTTGGCTTCTTGTTGTGATACACCTAATAATTCACCTAATAATTCATATGTGTTGCGATCTTTAGGAAATTCAAATCCAATCATCTCACCGATTAGACGTGGATGGTAACCCTGAAAATCGATTTCAATGAATGTGTTGTTTTCGGGTTTGTAGCAATTGCGTTCACCATCGTCTTTATTTAGCGCTGCAAAGTTGATGCTATTATATGTGTTAGATGGGCGTGAAGTGGTATTGTATAAATTATATTGGGAATATATTCTGCTCTTAGATAAATTAAATTCGGGATATTGTAATTTACCTTTATAGTAGTTTATAAAGCAGTCTTTATTTAATTTAATGCCGTTTTTTTCAATTTGATAAAATACATCTGTTGTTCTAAAGTTCTGAAATTGGAATTGTGTATTAGTTAATGTGTATTTTTTAATAATAGGTAAAGATGCATTAAATATTGCTTCACACTCTTCGTAATGTTTACTAATTGGGATTAAACAATTTACATTAGATAAATTAGTATAATTAGTATAATAATAATTAATACAGCTACTATTTAATCCTGTTAAATTAATAGACTCAATAAAATTAATATCGAACAACTTATCAGACAATGAATATACCCAATGCAGTGCTTCTTTCTTATCAAGTAAGAATAATTTACCAGTGTTGGTATGTAACCAATCAATTACCTCAGTTTGATTTAAACTAAATGATTCGTTGTGATCTAAACACAACATATAACCTTTCTTCCCATCAAGCGGTCTAATATAGATTAGACTTAATGATGTAAGTGATGGATGGTAGTTATTGTTTTTAGGAATAAAACTAACAAAACAATCATCAAACGGTTTTAGTTGTTGTAGTTGATCGGATCTTTCTATAATATAAAACATATTTCATAACCTTTGAATTGAATATAAGATAAAAATTTAGCCTACTAAACCACTTTCTTCTATAGAAGGATTAGTATAAGAAGTATTAATAAATAATTTTATCCCAGGGATTTTATTTTCTGCTTCGTTTAATTCGTTATCATTAAATCCACCATCATAAGATAAAGGAAGTGATATATAAAGGGGATTATCTTTAATTTGATTAAAAGTTTCTTCATTTATTTCTTTAATTAATGATTTTGCATTGAACTTTGCTGTAAAGTATCTGATATTACTTTCATATTTAAAGAAAAAAGATGGTATTTTTTGATCAGTTAATTTTACTTTAGACAAACTACCAAAAACATAAGTAGCAGCGGTAAGGAGTAAATTGTTAACTTGATCAGACTTAATTTTTATAAGCTCCGGTGCATTATTATTAAATTTCTTTCCAGCAAAAAATTTATTATTTAATTCATAATAATATCCTTGATAAAGTTTATGTGTTTTTCTGTTAATAAACTCTTTACCAATAGTATACTTATTTTCTGTTATTATGTTTGCTGGTATTCTCATATTATTTTATAAAGTTATAATGGTGAGATTCACTAGTATTCCATTTTTCACCAAAAATGTTTTCAAATCCATACTTACCTTTATTTTCCTGAATCCATTTCCATTCTTTAGGAGTTAAATTAGGATTAATTCGTACCCCACTAGCATTAGCTAAATCTACTGCTAAACCAAAACCATGATTTGAAGTTCCAGGAGTAGCAGCTGGTATTCTTGTTCTTACTGAATCCGCTTTGATTCTTTCTTGGTCTTCTCTAGTTCTATAAGCTGAATTTACTTTAATATATATTTTATTATTAAAGGCATCGGTTAATAGAGCTTCTAGATTTTGCATTGCCTCTGCTTGTAAGCGTATTCTTTTTCCATCACTTTGATTTACACTGCTGTAGTGTAGAGAGTATAGATTTGGTTTTATAGGTACTAATAGATCTTCTATATCTCCATTTTTTCTTACTACTCCATTTATTGTTTTAGTAGCACCTCCTGCTTTTATATTTCCTATCTTTTTAACAGCATTTGCTACAGTATTTTCAGAGGCAGCTTCAATAATAATTTTAATATCGTTCATTTCTAGTAAAGATATACCTCCTCTAGGTTCATCTAAAATTATAAATTGAGAATCAACATTAGTTACCCAATCATTACCTTGAAGTGAATGCCCTAGTCCATTAACAGTATATGCTATTTTAGCAGGTCCAGCACCACCACCTCTATATCCTCTAGGTAATAATTCATTAGGGATTCTAAATAAATTTCCTATTACCATTCCTCCAATACCATCCATTTCAAGAGATAGTTTAGTAGGAATAATTGCTCTATTTTTATTATCGTTTTTTATAAATGTCTTAAAAAAGTTAATTAAATCTTTTAAAGCATTATTGTATTTGCTAGCATTACTTGTATCATAATTTCCAGTACCTGTAAAACTATACCAAGCAGGATCAATCTCATTGATAAAACTAACAATAATGTTAATATTTTCTTTTAGATTTTTAACTTTTTCCTCAAGTTCTTTTATAGGATCTGTGTTTGAAGGAGTATCGGGGGCTTCTTTTTTAGGAATAATTCTATCAAATAGATTCTGATTAAAGTCAATTAATGTATTAACATCCGCTCCTAAAGCACCTCCTTTAGCCTGTGCTCCTATGGCAACAATAGTTGTTTGATCTGGGAATATTTGAGACTCAAATTTATAGTTTCGAATTACAGATTTAGTATTTTGTAATTCAAACATAAAAGCATTATCATATGCTTCTTGTCTTTTCTGATCATCAGTATAATTTACATCTATAATTCTAGCAGCTGAATCAATAGGGTCTGAGAAGATATCAAAAGTGGCTACATTCCCGGTTGCATTAGAGATACCAGACATTAGGTTTTTAAGAAAATCAAATAATATAATATCGTTTTTTTCTTTTTTATCTTGAGATTCTAGGTTTTTATTATTAACTAATGAATATATATAGCCTAAATTAACATATATATTTCCTATAACTCCCAGTTGAGGAGTAGGAGCTTTATCATCATAAGTAAAATTATTATTATACCAATAACTAGTTTTTAATCCGTTTAATATATCAGTTAGAGTATCAAAATCATCAGTAAATCCTTCTTCAAATCCTAAATTTGAAGGAGTAAGCCAAGCGTTGTTTTTAATTAAGCAAACAGATGGATCTATAGATAATTGTAATGGATGAGCTAAACATAATAAAGGTTTATTTTCTCCTTTTCCCATATGATCCCCTTCATTTACTGATACCTCAGGTATTGGTTTCCCATTTTGATCATGTAATATTACATGCTTATTAAGAATATCAATAAAATCTTTTAATAAGATATATATTTGAGCTTCATCATCAAAGTCACTATCTGTATTTGGAGAATTACTTATATCTACATTAAATCTAAAGAATGTCCAACCACTAAATTGTAATTCTTCAAAGTTATCTATTCCTTTTTCTAATAAAGTAAGATATAATTCATTACATATTCCTGCTATTTTATTTTGTGAATATGATTTTTGTACATTTGAATCTTTTTTAAAAGGAGTGGGTAATGTATTAAAAAGACCATTAGTTGGTATATTAGTATCAGCAGGAGTATAATTTACTTTTAAAGATTCAAGAACTTCACCTATAGAAATAATAGTAGAAGTACAATCATACCCCCCATCAGGTCTAGCAGACCAGCTATAATTTTTTATGATACCATAGTGAGCATCATAATTACCATCTTTAGAGGCTTTTGTAAATATATTTTTCCATATTTGTTCTTTAGGTACTCCTCCATTTAAAACATCATCGGTAAATGAGATATTATTTTGTAATTTTCCATTATTATCAAGATAAGGAGCCCAACCCCACTCTACTAATACACTATAGCCAGGACGCATGTATAGTAGTTCTAATTCTTCTAATTGCCTAATATCCCAGCAATTAAAATTTACAACTACTTCTCTTAATGAACCATAAGCTGATTTTGATTTTATATCAATAGATGTTATACCAGGCATTGGTCGTATTCCTAGTCTATTTTTTTCTTGTTTTATAGTACCATCAGGATTTACTGTAGTAGAATTTAAGCTGTAAGCTTTATTATCTGTTCCTACTCCTGATCTTAATTTACCATTATATAGCGTTCCTCCTAATAAAACATAACTTTTAGCTAAAGTAGATACTCCGGGTATTAAACTACCATCGTCTTTTCCTACATTAACACTAGATGTCATTCTAATCCAAGAGTTACGAGCATTAAAGTACTGGATAGCATCGGGGGTGCGTTCAAATATGGCTTTTTGTCTAGTCTTTAATTGATTTTTAACTCCTTCTTTAAACGTATCTTTGAATATAGACATAACATTTATCTTGCTTTATTAAATTGATTAAATTGTTGTAAAACGCTATTTACATTCGTTGGTATTCTTAATTGAGTACCCGGAACCGGAAATAAAGCACCTTTAGTAGCGTTGTTATTTGCTGCTGCTATTATCCACCATAATGTAGAGTCACCATAATAACTATACGCTAATGAATCTAATCTATCACCCACAGTAGTAATAACATACACATCAGACTCTGACAAAGGAATATTTGGATATTGTTTTCCTTTGTAGTAGGGTCTATCTGTAAATTCTGTTTTTAATATTGTTGCGTTATCGTAGCGATCCATATTATTTTAGTTAGAAGAAGGTAAACTTTGAAATAATTTTCTTGCAGCATCATTTTGAGCTTTTGTTGGAGGTATATATTTATCTTTTTGAAACTCAGCTCTTTGTCTAGTTTCAAATAAGTTAGCATTAAGTGTATTATCTATACGAGTTGGGGGAATATCACTTATTGTATTTACTACTATTGGAGGATCTGTATCTGGGGTAGTATCTTCTTCTTCAGGAACTGTTTCTGGGATTGGATCAGGTTGTCTATCAATAAATCCACATTTACCATATTGAGGTAAAAAGTTATGAATTAAAGTAAATCCGAAACTAACCTTTAAGTAAAAAGCTAATCCTCTATCTAAATCCCAAGATGATCCTTCAATAGGAGAAAAATTTAAATTAGTTATTATACCGGGTTGATCATTAATATACCTTCCTACTTTTAATCTAGTTATAATTCCACCTAATAGAAGATTATCCTGGTATTTGCCTGCTAGCACAGATGCTAGCTCACTCATATCGCAATGTTTTTGTTCTAATTCATCTGGGTTGAAGCAAGGGATATTAAAACCTACGGTTGCGGTACGTTTAAAATCATTAAATATGTAAAATTTTTCATTCCTACCTGCATACTTTACATCACCCCAGCTGCTATCATAGTTTTCACTGTAATCAGTTATATATCCTAGAAAATTTAATGTGCGTAATATATTGCCAGTAAACGGATCTAAAGGCATAAATTTTAAAGCTAACTTATCATCATTGATATCAGTATCATTAGTTCTTCTAAAAGCAAGTTTTGTTAACCTATTATAAATTAAAGAAGGATCATTTCTAGATATATTAACATTAAAAGTTTTAAAAGTTTCAGTTTTACTTCCCTGTCTTGATATTTCTGTAATATATGTTTTATCTATTGTTGTTCCTTCATTTACTTTTTTCCTTAATTCAGCATACTTTTTTAAAGCAGGTGTAGTATAAGGAATAGCATTTTGATTAAGACTTTCATTTATAGCATCAATATCTTGTGGAATATCATATATAGTCCTTGTTGTTGGAGATGTTATAGGTCCTGTAAATCCTATAGGAGTACTTAAAGTTGTTAGTCCTAAATCAGCACTTGCTGTTAAAGCCCCATCCCACTTATCAAGTGTATTTTTTGTGTCGTTTTTAGAAGCGTTATTATCCCTAAGAGTAGTACGTAAATTACCATCATTAGTTAAATCATCAAAATTATTGCTAGATAAATCAGAACTAGAATAAGTAGAAGCAGATATAAAAGTTGAAACTGAGTTTATTAGTATTTCGGGTTTAAATCTATTATTTTTATCAGCTAAGGAAGCTGTAAGATTTAAAAAGGAATTATTAATGTTATCGTTGGATAAATTAAAAGATGATGATGCTAAGGAAGAATTAGTAAGTAAAGATATTCCAAAATCAGAAGTATCTTTAATTTTTACCTCAGAAAGATGTTGACTATTAAAATTTCTATTTTTAGCTTTATCTATCTTATCATTATCTTCTGTAAATGTTTTTCTTAGGATAGTAGTATTACCTATACCATAAACAGATCCTGGTCCTCCAATATATCTGCTTACTGTTAATTCTTTATTAGCATCCAGAAATCCTATTGGTTTTGGTTTTTTAATAATACCTCCAAATACAATATTATTTATAGCTTGAGCTAATAATTTTCTTTGTTTTTTATTGTTAAATCCAGGTATGTTTTCTGTTTGACGATCACCTAAATTAAATCTATTTCTTAAACCTACTAATCTATTATTAGGAGATCCTCCTCCTTCATTATTAAATTGAGCAACAGCTAGATATTTAGTTTGATCGTCTTGGACTGGTAGTAAACCATGTCTATTGAAATGAATACCAAAAGCATTAACTGGTACTTGCGCTAATGTATTAATACCTAAATTATATATGCGGGTAGGGCCTAAAGCATTATTTACAGCACTTAAAGTATTGCCTATAAATCCTAAAACACCTCTACCACTGCCTATAGTAATTTTCTTAGTTTCTAAAGCAGGGTTTGATAACTGTAAACCGATTTGCTTAGCAATGAATAGTGGTCCTTTTGGAAAATCAGTAAGAAATTTCCCTATACGAAGTGTATCGACAATTGAAGCATTGGCAGCGCCTACAACTCCACCTCTAACTAAACCATCGTCGAAATTAGTCATTCGAAAACGGTTAAAGCCACTATCAACAGTGTTGATATCGACTCTTTGGTATGGTTGACCGCTATCACCTCCTCCTGGTCGATCATTTCCGTACTTAAGTGATTTTAAGTCGGTTTTTAGATCAAGTAGTGGCATGTTAGTAACGTCCTTCGGTTGGTCCTAGGTCTTTGTATCTGCGGCCTTGCTTGGATTTGTATACTTGTGATACTACTCCAACTGGTGTTAGGTTAGGGGCTTGCCTGTCCAATTCATCCATTGTTGATGGTTGTGGTTTAAATCCGAGGCCATTACTTGGTCTCCAAGTTATGTTAGGTTGACCATCAACCGAATATAAATCATGTAATGAATTTGGTGGTACAGGGTTAACTCCAAAATTTTGTGGTTTATTTCCACCCAATCCTAAGATGCTGTCTTTTAATTTGTCTAATAATCCCATGGTTTATCGTTTAGTATAAATATTTGAATGTTATGCTACTTTGTATGAGCCTTGTACTAGTGTAGTACCTACTTTTTTACCATCCATATTGATGGATTGATCTTTGCTATATAACCTATCAACAGCTGCTCTAACTTCGTTAATTGCTGCTATCATTGGTGTAAGATCAATTGAAGGCATTGATCCACCACCACCACCTAAATCTGTACCAGCAACTATAGTATCTTTATTATTTAAAGCTATAGATCCTTCAGGAGTGGATAATACTCGTTTACCATATCCTGGTGATACAACGTCATCTCCTTTAGAAAATAAACTCATACCTAATCCCACAGCGCTAGCAGCGGCTGCTGCTCCTAATACAGGACCTATAAAAGGCATACTGGCGACAGATTTAAAAGCAGTCATTGCTGCTTCAGCTAAGGTTTTGAAAAAACCTCTTGATTTAATAGATTCTATTATACCTAATTGACCTATTTGAGTGGTGTTGTATATTTTTTTAATACCTTCAATAGCTAATTGAGCTTTATCTATTAAAAAAGTTCTATTTTTTATAGCATATATTGCTCCTAATACACCTAAAAATGTTAAAGAAGCAGCTGTTGATTCTTTAATAAAATTAGCTAATAAAGTAAAAGGTTGTAATATTAAATTAGCAACGTTGAGTATTTTTACTAATATATCTAACATCATTCCTAAAGGACCTGATAGTAGGTTACCAATTAAGCTTTGAAGTTTAAGTATACTTTGACCAAATTGGTCCTGTATATTTTGTCTTTCAAGTGCCTGAGCTGCTTCTTCTTCAGTTATTTGTGCTAATGATTTACCACTAGCAATTGCTTCTTCTCTTTTTCTTAAAGTTTCAGCTAACTCATCTGAGCTCATCCCAATGGATTTGGCTAATGAGTCTTGTTGGAGTTTATTTAATTTGGTAAATTCAGCAGCGGTACCCATGTTTTTAGCTAATTCTTCAGCTAATACTATTTGATCACCCGCTAATGCTGCTGCTCTAGCTCTTTCTAAATTAATTTGTTTACCAGTTAACAATTCAGCTTCTAATTCACTACTTATAGATGAGCCAAAATCAAGAAGAGTACTTCCTGCTTTAGCCACTTGTTCTAAAGTCATACCAAGTGCTTTAGCACTTACAACAGCTCTACTAATTAATTCTGGGTTATTACCTAGTTGTGCTGCTAGTTGTCCTGATACTTTAGAAGCTTCAGCTAAAGTTGCTTTAAAATCAATCCCAACTTTAAGTTGGTTTCTTGCTGCTGTTATTCCTTTTAAAAAGGATTTATATGTTTCTTCTGATGTTTTATTGTTTAAAACCGCAAAACGTTGTACTTGGGCTGCTTGATCTGCTGTTAACCCAACTTGTTTAGTTAATTTAATTTGAGTAGTGAGTTGGTCTGCCGTGAATTCATATGCTAGACCAGTTTCTGCTGCTAACTCCCCATATGCTTCAACTAGATTTGCAGTAGTAACATTTATATTAGCAGATGCACTTTCAATTCCTACTAGATTTTCTCTAAAAGCATTTGCTCTATCAGTACCATATCCTAAGGATTTTCCTAATTTTACAGATTCTGCATTTGCTTCTAATGCTTTACTTACAAAAAAACTAAGTACTGCTACTGGATCTGTTAATGATTTTTTTAACCCACCAAAAGCAGTCGATAAACCTTTTCCTGCTATTTTAAGTTTATTGCTAAAAGTATTTACGTCTTCCCCCTTTGCCTGAAGTTCTTCAGCAAACTCTCTCATGTCCTCTAAGGCTTGCTCTGTATCTAGAGCTCCACTTAGACCTGGGATTTTATTTAAAAGTTTAAGAGCATTACCAGTAAGGCCTATAGCTTCTTGTAATTCTTTTTCCTTTTGTATTCTTTTATTAATAGTTCCTTCTAAAGCAACATAGCCGTTTCTGTAATCCTTTAAAAACTGATTAACTTCACTAGTATTATCTTCTAATGCTTTTTTTTCTTTTCTTAATGCTGATAGTCTTTTTGGATCAAGTTGTGTGGAAGAATATAATTGTTTATTTACATCTTTTAATCTCTCTTCATTTATTTGTTTAGCTAATTCTAAAGATGCTCTGTTTTGTTTTACCTTTTCAGACATCTTTTTTAATTCCTTCTCACTTAATCTAGAAATACCGTCTTGATCATATTTAAGTTTATTAGCTAAACTACTAAGAGAAGAATATGCTGATTTGGTTTTGCCTAAAGCATTATTTTGGTTTTTTAATTCCATTAATACTTTAGTTAAAGATTCAGCAAAGTAACTTACATCAGAATTTATGTTTGCAAATTCTTTTCTCATTTGCATTAAATTCTTACGAGCAGCATCTATTCCTCCTAAAGCTTTTATAAAATCAGCCATATCCGGAATTTGGATATTCTGTAGGTCTTTATACAGTTGTTTTAATTCTGCTAAATCTTGTGTACTTAATGTATCGGCCATAATATAGTGTTGCTCTATATAAATATTGAAGGCGCCTATTTTCTAGGCGCCTTTGTTGTGTATGTCGGTTGTTTTGGAGCTATGTTTGGTCGTGATATATCACCTTTACTTTTGCCATTGTTTTTAAGCATATTTTGTTGCTTTTCTGCTTCTTCATTTTGTTTTTCAAAATGTTCTCTTAATGTTTCGAATGTGAAGCGACGCAACCAGATAGGCATATTGTATATAGTATTCCAATCATATCCACCACCACCATGAAATACTATCTCATGTATTTGTCTAAATACATGTAATCTATACTCCGGAGTCAGGCCAAAAAAAGTTAAGAGAAATAGGAACGTTTATACCCTCCCCTGTATAATCTTCACTTTCAGGTTTATACATCATGTTAATATCGGGGGATATTCTGCTGTAATATTCGCGTAGT